CTTGATATCTATAAACGTCTGCATCTTTTTCCAAGAAACCAAATTCTACTTTAGCTCCACTTGGAAAGTTCCAAATCTTTTCTACTTCTCTAAACCTAGCTCCGGGAACTGCTCTCGGGTACAGCTCCCTGCTTTTGTCTATGAGTTCTCTTAACTCTGGCATAGACCTTCTAAGTATTAAAGCTCTATGTTCTTTATAATGACAGTTCCTTAAAGGGTCTATCAACATAGCAAAACTTTTGCCACCTCCTGCAGCTCCTCCGTAAAGGACATCCTTTTCGTCTGAAGCTAAGAAGTCTGTCTGTGGTCCTTCATTAGGCATGAAAGCCACAAACGAATTCGTTGCATCTAGATGAGCTTGTATTGAATCAGGAAGCTCTTTAACTTCTGATTCTGTAACTACCTTCCCTTGGGCTGATACTGTTTGTTCATCCGATGCGTTCTCAAACTTTCTGATTGTTGTTTCTTGCTGTTTGAGTGTTTGTTTTTTGGATCGTAATTTTTTTTCGAGTTTTTCAACAGTTTTCCTTTTTGCTGTTAATGCTCTTTTCGCAGAATTCTTTTTCTTTTGTTTACTAGATAAAAAATACTTTGACTTAGAACCCTTAGGTCTACCACCTTTCTTTCGAGGTGATCCGTCTTTGTTTAGTATAGGGCTTCCATTAGAATCTGTCAAGTATTGAGTTGAATTTATTTCCGATGTCGTCTTCTTTTTGTCTGTCATACTTTTTATCTATGTGTTTTTTTAATCCCATGCGTGATAGTTTTCTGCTTGTACTAGCTTCTAACCAATCTACTGCGACTGCTAAACTAATTTCATTACCCTTAACCATTTTAGACACTACATCTAAAGCGTGTATTTGTTTTTCTATAGGTTTTAAATAACCTTTTACTTCAGGATCAACTGCATAACCAAAAGGGATGGTAGATGTCTTCTTCTTTATGTAACCTTCTTTCATGTCTGGTTGTGTCTCCTGTGTGCTATTTTGGTTTCCCAATCTTCAATAGCTTTTGTTATACTATCTTCTGCTAGAACAGAACAATGTAACTTAATTGCAGGTAGCTCTAAAGCTTCTGCAATGTCTTTGTCTTTAATAAGCTTTGCTTCTGCAACTGTCTTGCCCTTTAACATTTCAACAAACAAAGTACTGGATGCTATAGCACTACCACAACCATACGTTTTAAATTTAACGTCCTCGATTTTGTCTCCGTCAAGCTTTAATTGTAACCTCATAACATCTCCACATGCAGGTGCTCCTGTCATGCCTGTTGCTACGTTAGGGTCTTCAGGATCAAATCTACCTACTGAATGTTTGTTAGGATTGTTTAGAACGCTGTCAAACCTGTCTAGTACTTTTTGTGAGTATGCCATTACTTTTTATCTTTGTTAAAAATCTTGTCGAAATTATCACGATACTCTTTGCTGTATACTCCGGGTCTTGCTTTAGAACCTTTACCTGCTATAGTAGACCTAAAAGTTACAGGAGCTTCATCACTTCCTATTTGATTACCTTTACTCATCTTACCACTTAGAATGATTAGCCCAGTAAGCTGCAGACATCTTTCCTTTAGCTATATTCTTTCCGTGCCTAGCCTTAAAGCTTTTACGTTTAGCTGTCATTCTAGCTGACTCACCTTCTTTAGGTTTGCCTGCTGTCTCAGCTCCTTGTTCTCCAAAGCGTATTGTTTTTATTTTATCACCAACTTTTGCAACCACTACATGTGACTTCTTAGGATGACTAGGAGTTCTCTTAGGTTTATTAAAGCCTGATACTCCTGCTCTTTTTAATCTACTATCTTTCTCTGCCATTATCTTTTCTTTCCTTTATGTAGTCCATGCTTTGCATGTTGTTTACCTTGTGCAGTAGCTTTACGTTTTGTTGTATTAGCTTTTGCTAATTTCTTTTTACCCTTTGGAGTTGATTTAAGTTTTGTTATTTGTTTTTTAGGTAAATAAACTTCTCCTGTTTTACCAGATGGTTTACCACTAGGAGTAGTATAGTCATCAGTTCCCCATTTCTTTAAAGACTTCTGTGATTTTTTAAGTGCCATTACTTATAACCTCCACCTGCTGCTTTGTATTCTTTTGCTAACATCTGAGCTTTACGTGCAGACCATTGACCTGCTTTACCACCCTTAGTTCCTGCTTTAATCTTATTGAATAGTCTTTTACGCATGGTAGGCTTTGTGTAGTTGCCTGCTTTATTTACTGTTGATTTCTTTTTGTCTGCCATTAATGTAATATGTTTTGTTCTTCTAAGTGTTCTTTTCCAAAAGAGTACTGTTCGTAATCAGGTCGAAAATCAACACTAATGATTTCACCAATAATAGTTAAACCTAATTCAAAAGCAATATTATCTGCTTCTTCTTCAGTTTCTGCAAACAGATTACTACCTGCATACAGTTTATTATCTTGTTTAAACTCAGTTAGGTATATCTTCATAGCGTACCTCTTCTGCTTCTATATGTATTGTTTCTTTTTCAGGTAGTATAAAGATACCTCCTGAAACATTGTGGTCAATTTGCATACGTTCTGTTTTAGAAACACCAACTCTATCTAATATAGTTTGTGCTGCTTGTAGCTTTACATTAGCTTGTGGTATGGCAGTATCACTATCCATAACTTCAACTAATTTAAAAGCTGCTTTAGGTGCTTCCCTTGCGAGGACTGTTGAGGCTAACTCGACTATTTCTTGTTTAAGACTTTGCATAATTTGATAGTGGTTTCCTGCGTAGCCTGCAAGTTCGGCTGAAAGTTTTAAATCTCCTTTAGTTTCTATAATGTTGTTTAAGAAAGACTGTTGTTTTTCTGTTAACTTTCTTTTAGTGACTGGAAGATTCATTGCTTTATTATAGGGTGCAGGGATGCATTTGTCAAGTATTTTAAAATATATTAAATACTACTTGACAAAACTGACATACAACTGTATACTGAGGCTTGTCCGGTAGAGGGTTAAATACCTATATATCCTACCTACCTTTAAAGCTCTTTAAAGACCCGACATCCCCTCAACTTAACACTTCAAAATCTCTAAAAATGTATACGATTGTGCATATATAGGGGGAGAGGGGGGTGGACCCCTGCCTACCCTTGAAACTCTAAAGAGTTTTAGAAAGTTAATCCAATTCCTAAGTCTTATAGACTTACTTTCTGATTAACAAGACTTTAGAGAATAGCTAAACTCTGCAGAGTTTAATAAGAATATGAAGTTTACATAATTCTGAAGGAATTAATGTAAGTTTATTATAACTTTAAAGTCTCTAAAGACTTTAGAAAATGAATAGGAAAAACAAGAGCTTACAGAGTTTTTAACTCTGACTGGTGGGGTAGTTAGGGTTGGATAGTATTTAAGGCTCTACGGCTCTCTAAATAGGCTTAAATTTGATTGTTAACCAAGTATCTGAAGGATACCTGGTTGTTCTTGATAGATTCTTTTTAGCCCTTTAGGGCCTAAAAGAATTCAATTCTTCAGAAGATTACGGACATAAAAAAAGGAAGCCGAAGCTTCCCTTTTAAGCGTGTAAAAGATTATTTACATAATCTCTACAGAATCTTGAGATTCGAAGCAATTAGTCATGAAGTCCCTTTCCTCATGAGCTTTATCCAACAAAGCATCAATTTCATATTGATTGAAGTTTTTAACTTCGTTAGCAAATATTAAAACATCTAAAGATGTTCGGTCAAATTTCTGCAAAGAGTCTATGAAGAAGTCCCCAAAGAGAACAGCAATCTCGTAGAGATTTTCATGCTTTTCCGAAGGAATAATAGAAACTTCGAAACCATTTGGAAACGTAGTTTGAAGATGGAAACCATTTAAGAAATGGTGTTCTGTAACATTAAAATTTATCATAAATTTACCTATATAAAAGTTTAAAAAAGTGGAAAGGGAGTCCTAAGACTCCCAATCCTGAATTGCTTATGAAGATTGTAAATCTTTATAAGACCTCATGCTCTTCAGAACAGAAGCAGGGACTGCTTTCATTTCCAAAAGCTTGGTAACTCCTCCCTGAGTCAAAGGCTTTTTAGCATCGTTTAGCGAAGCTAAGAAGTGACCTCGAAGAGTCCCAAATTTAATGTCCTTTGGACATTTAGGAAGTTTAGAAAAGTGCATAGCAATTTTCATAACTTGGGGATAAGAAGCTCTGGCTTCTTCGTTGAATTTGGTAACAGTTTTCGGTGCTTTAGCACCATTTTTTAGGCTTTTAGCCATATTTCTATCTTCCTAGACCTTAAGGTCTAATTATTAACAATTCCGACACCATTGCCGAAATTTGCCATTACAAGGTAGCTTTTTCTGGAATCAGCGTCAACCTCTTTTCGTATGTGATTGTTCTTCAATAAGAAAACAACACCACGAAAAAGTAAAAAGCACCAAAACCGACAAAATCTATCAAATCTTTTATGTAGGTATTTATATAACTTTTATATAAATCTACGCGTAAGTATTTATATAACTCTTATATAAATTTACGCGTAAATAATTACATAGTAATTACATAAAAGCTTTTTTTACATGCTTATGTATATACACTTACGCGTTTCAATGGCTTCCAAATGCTTACAGGGGGATGGAAACTTATGTAGTTTTTACATAATATTTATGTTATAATCTTTATGTGATAAAGTTTATCTATAACCCGCGTCTTCTGTTGACAAAGAATGACCACCATGTTTTGATTGATTGGCTTTGGCAATAGTGCCACAGCATTAACCATTTAAATTATTATGGAAATATTATTAGAAACAATTTCAGCAGAACGTCAAGCAAGGTTTTTAGAACCTAAAACTTCTGACCATTTCAAAACATTCTTTATGGGTAAATATGGTCACCGAATTTATGACATTAAAATCGGTAGAAAATGGGTTATTATGCGTAGTAATTCCCATAGAGCTAGGATTTCTTTACAGAAATATAAGACTTTAGCGTTTATTCAATGGCGAAGAGATGTAGAATCTCACACTTTTGTTCCCAATGAAAGACGAAAACGAGAATGGTACAAAGACTATGGGTTTACTCAAAAACCTAGAGACTATCTTGTGTATGACAAACACTTATCATGGAGATAATTATACATGAAGTTTATTCTTATGTACGGGTCTTCGGTTGACAAAGTATGATTGGTTGTGCCATACTTTAAAACGTCAAAGCGACCAACAAGATTATAAAGTAATTTATAAATAACATTAAAGTTATAAAGGAGTTTGATTATGATTGATGATTTAAAAGAATTTTTACAGAATTTAGAAAGCAATGAAGATACCTTTGAAGGTTTAGATTTGTTTGACGAATAGGTTTGACTTTGACCTTAACAAAGTTTAATTTAACAATAAATAAAAATATGGCTATTACATATACAAATAAAGGTTCAGCTACCACAACAGCTATTTCCAAAGCTCCTAAAGAAGTTAAAGATTTTGGAATCTTTGCGATAAAGAAAGTGTTTCTATTGCTAGAGTTAGGAAACTCAAAGATAGATACGAACACTCTTCTGGAAAAACATTTGAAACTACTCATTTTGGTAAAGTTTCTTTAAATGTTGCTAGAAAATATGTTAATCGAGATGATAAAATTCGATTTAACAGAACTTTAGGAATAGGTAAACGTAATCCTATCATGCAAGTTTTAGAAGTTCCTGAAAACTTTAAAGTAGAATCTAAATATTTAGATGCTTTTAAAGCTTTAAGAATGGCTAATAATGGTTGGAGTTCGCCTAGTCTTTTACAAAGACTTAAAGATTTGTTTTAATCTTTTATAAAGACTATTTATACTGCGTGTCTTTTGTTGACAACAATAGAAGACATGCTGTATCATTTCCCAACATTCAACAATAACACTAAACAATTATGTCTAAAATATTTAATACATTAGAGAGTGCCAAAAGATACTTAAAAGATAACAAATACAGATACTTAGAGAACTATTCTCATAGAGAAGATATCTTTGAACTTCATAAAAAAGGTTTTAAGATAGTGTCAGTAACACCATATCGACAAACTTATGAGCCTACTAAATATCAGATACAAAATATTAGATAGTTGCTTCGTACTTAGTTTTTGTCAAGGACAGTAAGATAAAGAAGTTCTTATGAACATACTTTATAATAATACTAAAATTACACTTGGAACTAAGTCTAGTGACAACCGAGAGTTGCTAGTCTCTTTAAAAACTAGCACAGTTTCGTATAGTTAGGTGTTGAAACTCTTATAAAATCCTAGAGGTCAGAGATGAAAGAGCAATAAGACTGAGAAATCCAGATGCTTACTAACTATACACTTTTTAATTGAGGAAAAACTATGCCAACATATAAATTACTATCAAGCTCTAGTCCTAAGATTGATAAGAGCAACAAGATACAAGATAAATACTTTAGTAGGATTATGTATCTTGCTCCCTCAGATTTAGCTGATGGAGTAAAGACTACTTGTCCTTATTCTAAGATTGCTATGTGTGAAGAACCTTGTTTAAATACAGCAGGTTTAGGTGGTGTGTATTCTAGTATTCAAAGAGCAAGAATCAGAAAGACCTTGCTTTTCTTTTACGAGTATGATATATTTATG